TTATCAGCGTATATGGAGGGTACAAGAGTCCTCCCGGTTGCAAAATACAACCGAAATTTATCTTGCTATATAGGTAATACACCTTTATAGTTGCTACACTTACCAAGAAATAACGATGGATAAAACCAAAGTCAAGTATTGGGGACAAGTGGAGCTACCTGTAGGTCCCATCCGAAAACGGATGATCAACCTCGGTTTATCAAGACAAGACGCCTATTGGCTAATGTCTAAAGTAAAACGTTGGTTGGATTGTAATGGACCAAGGGGTTACCTCGAAACCATCGCGAGACAAACTCTGGCGTGGAAACAGTACCATTCTGGTGATTATGTCAGCATACCTGGATGCTCCCGTTTTCAAGTGGGAACACAACAGATACCTGTACACACCCGGTGCTTATCCCGTTATAGTGCTAAAGTATCCCTGAGGGTCTTACGACTCCTTAAGAACATAGTCACTTACGAGAATGTTTCGGTTGCTCAGTGGAGTAAATTCCATGACAGCGCTGTGAGACCAGATCCTGACTTCGAAAACCTATGGAAAATCCAAAAGGTCGTTGTCAGAGGAGCACAATATGCTCCGGAGAATGATCGGGTTTCTTGGGAAATGACGCCTCCTCTAACCGACTTCATTACTGAAGAAGGAAAGAAAACGTTTTGTCCCTTTAACGCAGCCAAGTCGATTCCGCGAGATCCCTCTGTGGTTCTCAAGGATAGCTTAAGGTTACTGCATACTAACAGCGTGGGTTACAGATATGATGAATTTGGTGACGTCGTCCATCCTGATCTTATTGATTCAGAAAATGGAAATACCGACTATCCGTTCATTCAAATCAATGCCCGCGAAGCTCTATTTCCAGACGTAGAAGGGGTTCTAGATGAATCCCATAAGTTGGAAACAATTGGCCTGATAGATGTTACCCAGGAACCTGGTGGAAAGGCACGTTTTTACGTGTCCGTACACCCTGCAATCCAGTGTCTGTTAAAGCCACTTCAAGATGCGCTTCAATATCGTGCGAAGCACTGTCCGGGCAGTTATGCCTTTGATCAGGACGGTGGTCGCCAGCGTGTTAAGAAGGCCCTCAAAGATGGCAATCGGTGTTGGTCATTTGACCTCTCTGATGCTTCCAACAATTATCCGTTAGAGCTCCAAACACATTGGATGGAGGAAAACCATAACTCTAAAAGAGTTAAAAAGGAGATTAAAACTCCCGGTTTGAGTGCCTATTGGTACTCTGATCCTGTAATCCCGTGTACTATCGAACCAGAAGGTGTCCGTATGTTTGCGGAAGCCTCTCGCGGTCGTTATGCGCTCTCTGAAGAGCTGCAGAAGATCTCTGGTAAGAAGGAGCTTCGGTTCAGTGTTGGACAGCCACTCGGTTTATTGCCGAGCGCCATGGCTCTTCACTTGACGCACCTTTATCATATCCGTGGTTTATGTCTCGATCTCTACGGAGAGTTGAGAGACGTTTTCGCGGTTTTGATCGACGATGTTGTGATATGGGACGATGGTTTGGCTAAAGCCTACCAGGACTCCATGGAACAATTAGGAATACCCTTACAGCGTAGTAAGACATTGACGTCATTCAAAGCTGCTGAGTTTCTGGGTCGCTTTATCACAAAAAAATCTGTGATTGAGCTAACGAAACAACAGCCCGTAGACCTTAACAATTGCATGTCATATGCAAGGGTCTTCGGTTTGGACGTACTATCAGAGCTTCGGTTCGGAAGGCAAAAACTATCTCTCCTTAGAGATATTGCCTCTCTACCCAAAAGTCTAGGCGGTACCTATTTACGTCGGGGCTCTAGTGTTGAAACACTAACCTCAGAGAATCCGATTCTCTTAGACTGGATTGCCTTTTGGCTATCCCACGATAGAAGATCTGTTATCGCTCACGATCCAAATTTGTTAACGGAACGTGTTCGCAATCAAATGCGAGCTTTAAAAGAGCATGGCCTCCGATTCGGAGACTATACTAACGACGTTCTGTGTCGCCTTCTACCGAGTAATAAGTCCTTATTGCCTGGCACACATGTTGTGTTTCCAGATGGTAAGGTACTTTGGAATTCGTGTAAGTTGGAAGCTGTTAGCAAGAGTCTCCCTCTAGGAAACCCAATTCAGGGTGTTCTTATACGAGAAGATCAGCTGTACAGCGCTCTTCGTTCTGTCAAGAAGCCGCTCTCTTTCAAGAGGGTGCTTAAAGCAGAACGGACAATGTTTGTAAATACACTGTCCCGCTTCTTTAAAACGAAGCCAACAGGAGTTTGCTAGTTTATCAATCTAGCTGGGTG